AACAACTTCCCATTATGTCAACCTGCAACTGTCCGGTTTATTGGACAGATCGCAGCGCTTGTCCTTGCGCTCGGCCCCGGCCTTGGTGTACAATATATCGGACACATGGATGGGGAGCAGGAAAAGGCCCCGGTTACTATCCAGCAACCGGGGCTTGTATTATAATGTGTCGGTCAATATTTCGTCACTCCGTGCGCCGGGTGGTTAAATGCCCGGAACGTGCAGGGCTCGCTTGGGAATCTTCCGCAGATGGTAGTATGCACCCGTTCATAGCTTGCCAGGTAGGCACAGCCCATGCTTGCCACGTATGAGCCGTTCTTGTAGATGATCGCGCACATATCGCGGGAGCTGTCATTGTAAAAGCATTCGCTCCACATATACCAAGCAACATTACGGAGAAAATCTTTGTCCAGGTGCGTGCGGGGCTGCTCGATAGTGGCTATTAGCTCGCCCTGCGGATTGTCTGTGTAGTCCCTTATAACTGTTGTGTAGGTGTCCATAGTCAACCTCCAAAACTCGGGCATATCGCCCTTTGATGCTCCCAGTATATCACACTCGTTATTGATTGTCAATAACTTTTGAAGAAAAGCACACCCGGCCCCACAAGGGAGCCGGGCGCTGCTGTCATTCGCTGGTGATCGCCGGTGCAATGGTGTTCGTCACGATGGCCCAGGCGGAGCGGTCAATGGAGATCGTCAGCCCGCCTATAGTCACTGTCCAGGTCCCGGAGCTTTCGGCCAGGTTGGTCACGCCCTGCATGACAAGGACCGCGCGGGTTTCCTGGTGGATCGCCGTGATAGTCATTTGCGTAGCCAAGTTATTCACCTCCGTTCACACGTTCTTCCAGGCGGGCCAGCCGCTCCCGGAGCTTTTGAATATCGTTGGAAACGTCCAGTTTATCAACCTTGCGTTCCACCTGCTCCAGGCGGTATGATATGAGCGCATTGTTCTTGCGGTTGGAAAAGTAGGTCCCTGCCAGGGAGCCCAAGGCCACAATGATGGCGACCACGATTTCACTTGCCATGCTGCCCGCCTCCGTCCACAAAAGGCGCTTCGGGCAGGCCCGTGGCAATGCTCATAAGCATAGAGACCACGAAGCCCAGGGCAGCAGCAGAGAGCACCCGCAGTGGGTCCACGTCTCCGAGCGTGACGGCATCGGCCCCGATACTGGCAAGCGCGGCCTGGGCGGTGGTCCGCAGGGCCCGCATAAGGGCAGCTTTCCAAAACTCACGATTCATCATGACCACCTCCGTTTATCATGCGCTCGCAGACCACCAGGGTCCGCAGCATATCCATAGACAGGTCAAGGCCGCTCTCATTGCCTTTGAGATAGCCGCGCTCCACAAGCCACTCCACGGTTGGGCGGCCCCAGCTGGGCACATCCTCCAACTGCATCATGCGGGAGGGGCACAACTGCTCGTTGACAAGCTCGGCCAACTCGGGCATACGCTTTTTAAGGTAGGGGCCGGGGCATTCGGTAGGCTGGAAGAAGCAATGGAGGGTGAGGGTGCCGGATTGTCCGCCCGTATAGGTCAGCTGCTCAATGCCGTTTCGTCTGCATACGTCTACACAGAGCGCGACCAGGCTTTTCCACGCTTTGGAAGATACCTCCCAGGTGGGTGCGCCGGTGGAGTTGGCAACTTCAATAGTTACCGCTTGGTTATCGTTGCCGGGAGCCCCGGAGGTCCAGGCCCGACAATCCTCGCCCACACAGCATATAATATCGCCGTCCCGGCCAATAACATAGTTGGCACTGGCCCGGGTGTCCTTGGCCTGGAAGTGGTTGGCCAGTTGCTTTGCGGTACAGATGGCCGCCGCATGGTGTACGGTGATCTTGTTGATAGGCCCCAGGCGCTCAGAATAATGGGGGCTGGGGTAGTATGCCCTTGCCAGGGGTGAATTTGTATGTTTCATTTTAGCCGCCTCCTGCCACGATCAGCACGAATTGAGTTGTATTGAAGCCCCCGGAGAACGGATACGCAAGCGCGTACCCGTCCGCGTATGTCGCCAGGGAGCCGTCATTGAGCTTGAGATTATAGGAATATGCGTTCCGCTTCACCAGGGCCGACGATGCCCGAATCTGCGTCTTGTAGCTCATAAGCACATCAACGCGCATGGAGATTTGGGTCAAGTTGTTGCGTATTGCTGCAATGTCCTCTATATAGTAGTAGCGGTCAAATTCTGCGATATAGGCATAGTTGCAGCTTGCGAAGCTGTCCGCGCTGGCCTGCAAGGTGATTACGGGGGCCAGGATGGAAGATTCCTCCCGAAGAACACCGACAAAAGATGCGGTGAAAGCCTTGGTGATTTCCTTGTCCACCACGTTGGTGTCAGACGTATTTCTATAAAAGGTTATTGTCACAGTATCACCCCACTTTCCAAGAGTGTGCGAATCTCTTGCATTTCTTCATCCGTGGCCCGCAGCCCGTTCAAATGCACGTTTGCGCATTCTGTGTGCCCGGAGAAGCTGGAAAGTTGGCCGCCCACCCATGCCGGATAGCCGGAAAGCTGCTGCTGTCCTGCGGGGATCGCCGCATTTGGCAGCGTCAGAATGAGATAGGGCTTTTGGGCCCCCAACAGGCCCGCCCAACCGCTGACAGTGCCGGAGTAGGAAATGGAGCGTTTCAGTGCGTTTGTGGCAGCGTCCGCCACGTTGGTCCCGGTTGCAATGCCGGAGGCCACTTTAGCCGCCGTCGATGCTCCCGAAGCACCCAGGGAGGCGACGGCCCCGGCCACGCTGCCGACAATGGAGAGCACGCCTGAAATGACGTTTGGCATTTGGCTGCCGGTCACGGGCGCGGTCCCAGCGCAGCAGCCGCTTTTCTGATAGTGCAAATGGCCGTCGATGAAGATATACGCAACGCAGGCCCCGCTGAGAATATCCACTTGATACTTGACGGAAATGGTCTTGCCTACCACATCGTTTATATCAAGCGGAACACCGCCGCAGTAGGGCAGGAACAGCTCGGCGCTGCTATAGGGTCCATAGTCCATATAGCTGCCATAGACCGGGGCAATAGTGAGAGTTCCACAGTCTACACTGACGTACTGGCGTGTGATCTTGGGAGCCGCTACGCCGCTATCCTCGGGGCCAAATTTGATAGTATTCGCGCCTCCGTCGATGCTCGGGGCCACAGGGACCACGTTCAGCCCGATAACGGCATTTATGGGGTTGCCGTAAATCTGTTGGAAGATTTGGCTCGGGGTAGTCACCCACAGCCAGTTTGCAAGCGCGTTCAGCTGGGCCTTGTTGACGTTCCAGGCCGTGAGAAATCCGCTGCCCAGGAGGTCAATGCCGGGGGTGTTCACGTCGGTCAAGCCGTTGTCGGTGAAGTCAAAAGTACCCTCTGAAAGCCCATCTTCGGCGGCGCTGGGGGTATATCCGGCCCCTGTGTACGGATCGGTATATGCGGGGTCAACTTCCAATTCAACGGCTGCCGGAAATAGATTTATAAAACTCGCTGTTGAAATAGAATTACTTTCACTATGTAATACGGACGCGGTGCCAAAAATAAACCTGTTTGTTATTGAAATGTAGCGATAATAACACCAAATATTTAGCGTTCTTACATACGCCGATTCTGTCCCATCAGTTATATTTTGTGCGACAAACTTGTTTCCCACTAAGCAACGGGACGGAAAAACAGGAATACTCATACTAATTGCGTAGCGGGGATTATCGTCTCCGGCGCTGTTAGTTGGCCAGTACCACGTCCCGATCCGATTATTTCCTGTACTTGATTTTGTACTTGTCCATATGATTCCCTCATTTTCGCCCGTATGTACAAGGTCGTATTTTCTAAAATAGCCCGCAGGGCTTCCATCTGCAAAGTGTAGCTCATTATATCCGTCGTTATCTAATAGTGCTGTGCCTATTTGTGGCGCGATTCCCGCCGCCTGTGAGGCAGTAAGCACGTTCGCACAGAGAGTTGAAATATTGTTGCTTGTGTAGGTGGTTGGCAATATCACTGTGTGAATAAGATCGGGTAAATTTGTGACGCCAAGCCCATTTGCGGCCTGTTCTACCCACGATTTAAAGCCCTCTGTTATATCTGCTATAGTATTTGCAACGTCTCTAATGATTGGTTCTACCTGAGAAACACCGGGGTATAGTGCATCGTCAATAATAATTGGTATTTGGAACTTGATACCATTAGAATCATAAACATTAAGCCCTGTTATCATTTACCACACCCCCACGCACAAATCATGCTTGAATGCCTCGCAGATAATGCCGTAGACGGTCCACTTCTGCCGCATTTCCACCTCAGCGGTAATCATCTGCTGGGAGGTGGTCACGCCGATATTTCCCGCGCTGTTCAAGGTCCGGCTGCGAATCTCCGTATCTGTCCGGCTGCGGTCCTCGTTTCTGCTGCTTTCCCTGTTCTGTGTGCCTGCTCCCGTGGTGGCGCTGCTGCTGTCCTGCTTGTTTCCCAGGGCAGTCACGTCTTGATCGCTCGGGACAAAGGCGGAGCTATTATAGCCCTGGACGTTCCGGGTCACGGTATCCCGGCCGCCCGCCTGGGTAGTCCCTGTAAAGCTGCTGTTCTGTGTGTCGTTGCTGCTCTCCTTGTCGCTGCCGCTGCTGGTCTCCGTGCCGCTGCCCGTGACGTTCTCCGTCTCGGTGTCAGTGCGGTCATAGTTGTGGATGGGGTTATACTCGGCGCTGAGTGCGTCAAGCATTCTCTGCCAGCTGTCCAGCCGGGCAGCGCTCCACATGGGGAGATATGCCTTTATGTCCTCAGCAGCCGTGAAAACGGTGTCCAGGTCGCCAAGCTCCTGGAGGATAATGGGCCGCAGGATGGATAGCTGCAACGTGGGGGGCAGCAGCAGGCCGGAAAAGATTGTGTTGTCCTCGTCGTAAAGCTCGGCCAGTGTGGGCCTGGGTTTATAGAATCCCATTATTGCACCCCCGTTTCCGTGGCCTGGGTTGTCGGCTGCTGCGGTGGGTTGCGCCAGTCAACCGATATGTCGATACCGAACATGGAGCGGGCCTTTTCGCAGGATTTTTTGAGGCTGTCCAGCCAAAACGCACACTTGCTGTAGGTCTCGACATTGTTTGCATTTACCTCGTCCGATATGAGCCGTTCCCGCTTGTCGGTGTTGGCGTTGGGAATGCCTATATCAGTGTCGAACATGGTTTCTATTTTGCGCATATCGGAAAGAAGATCGTCAAGGATATAGTTGGCCTTTACGTCCCTGGTGAACATGGTCCACAAAGGCTCGCCCTGTTCGTTCAGCAGGTCCTTGTCCAGCACCACCATGGGCTGGCCGTTGGTTACTCCGTCGTAGCCCTTTTTAAAGCTCTCGGCGGCCCGCTTGTTCGCCCCGAAGAACGCAAACGCAACTTTGCTGTTGTTCAGATTGATGGCTGCTGCCTCGCTCGCCTGGGCCAGCAGGTTTGCATAGTGCGTCACCAGGTCCATAATACCGCCATAGTCCGGCTCCAGCTGAAACAGCACACACTCCCGATCAATGCGGGGTGTCAGATTGCCGCGCAGCAGCGCATTTGAGATAATGGCGTTTGTAGGCTGGTAGAACACATTATATCCCATGAGGCCGCACGCCTGGGGGATAACTCCAAACTTGTCCGTATTGACAACGGCGAAGCGGCCGAAACAGTACAGCACATAGAGCGCGTAGTTTTTAGACCACGTTTCCGGCATTCGCCAGCGGAAAACGCTGATAGCCTTTTGCAGCAGGTAGCGCTTGAACATCCATGCAAGGCCGTTATTGGTCGGGGCAAGCGTATTCAAGCTCTGCGCGTTGTCGGCGGTCAAGTAGTCAGCGAAAGCCGGGATATGTCCGTTTGTCTCTGCCATGTGTACACCTCCTTATATTAAATGTGGGCGGGCAGTACGCCCGCCCCGGTGAGAGGAAAGAAAAACCGATTGGCCGCGCTCGCTCGGCCAGCGGTATCGTGGGGATTAGTCCAGCAGCAGGACAACGCCGTTCTCGGTCATATCCGTCCAGTGCCGCTGCGTCTCGTGAATGTAGACGGTGGTAAAGCCGTGGCGCGCGTTGAACGGGGCCGGGGCCTGCCACTGATTGACGGGGGTCCAGCCCATGGTCTCCTCGTCGGTGATAACACCGAAGATATTGGAAACGGTCTCGGCCTCGGTAGCCTCGCCCACGGTGCCGTCAGCGTTGAGCCAGTTGGGGAGTACCTGCACCTGCGCGGGGGTGGTGATACTCTGCCAGAAGTTCACCGTCTCATTGTCGGCGAAGCGCAGATAGTTATCGTGGTACACGTCCGCCAGCACCTGGGCTTCCGCCTGGAAACGGGCCGGGGCGTACAAGTACACCCGCTGCCGCTCGACGGGTGTATGACGCATGATCGTCTTATCCACGCCGCCCAGGTTGGTGATGTTCATATGATAGCGGGCGCTGCGCTCGGTCAGCATGGCGGAAACCTGCGCAATGCGGGAATACACCCACTCCATGAACGGCTTGAAATTCGCTGGCTGATAGACGGTGGTTGCGGTGAGGCTCATGCCCGTCTGGGTGTTGTACTCGGACAGCAGATGGATAACACCCTCGGCACCCTCGCTCTGAGCGGCAACCAGGTGATTTTTTGCGGCGATATAATTCGCCACAAGGGCCCGGCTCATGTTCTCACGGGCCTGCTCCAGCTTGTCGGTCACGTTCTGAACGGTGCCGGAAACGAAGCGCGCGAACTCGTCGGGGCTGGAGAAAGCCACGTCCAGCTGGTCCTTAAAAAGTGTGTAGCTGTCCTGGAAAACTTCCTCGCCGTAGAAGTTGGTCTGCAGCACCTTGGGAACGTTGGGAATCTGCTGGGGCGCGTCTACGCCGTCCTGGATTTTGATACGGTCATCTTCCTGGATGGGCTTATCGCCCCAGGAGATTTTGCGCACATGATTTCCCCAGCGGACCGCATCGACCATGAGGCCGCGAAACTTGGCGGAATAGGGGCGAATGGAGAAGATGGTGCGGGAAAGCACCTGGGAAATGGCGTTGCAGACGGGATCGTAGCCCGTTTTCAGCACCGCCTGGGCCTGGGCCACAAAACTTTTGGTGTCCGTGGCCGCAATGCCCGTTGTGCCTGTCGCCTGCGCGTGAATGCTGTTCATCACCGTAGCGACCTGGACAAAGCTCATGTCATTTGCCATTGGTTATATCACTCCTTTTTTTTGATGGGCGGCGCGATAATCGCCGCAAGAATGTCGTCGGTGGTCTGCTGCTTCGGCTGGTTGGCATTCAGCAGACCATTGGCCTGGATAGCGTCAGTCAGCACGCCCAGCTTCTGAAGCATAGCGGCCACGTTGTCAGAAGCCGGGGCGGGTGCGTTGGCCTGAGCCTGGGCGGGTGCGGTGGCCTGAGCCTGAGCGGGTGCGGTGGCCTGAGCCTGGGCGGGTGCGGTGGCCTGAGCGGGTGAGGGCTGCCCGGCCAGTGTAGAAAGTGCTGCGATCTGCTGAGCGGTAAAGCCAGCTCTCGCCAGGGTCAAAATGTCCTGCGTCGTCACGGATAAAACCTCCTTATAATAATGTGGTGCTTTGAGCCACAAAATAAACAAGGGCAGGGGCGGCCCGTCTCGCGCTGTCCAGGCGCACGGGCCAGCTTTCGGCTGTGGACTATGCCCGGGGCCGCCCGCCGTTTACATAATATCACCATGCAAGGTATTTTGTCAATAAGATTTGGCACAAATACTCTTCAAACTCTATGAGCTCCCGCAGATAGACCTCCCACAGCCAGCCAAAGGCGTGCCGGAATCTCTCTAAGTCGCTGTCGCTCGTTCCGAAGCTGGGCGGGCTCCCGGCCTTATGTGTGGAGACATAATAGCGCCGGGCGCTCTTGTGCTTGTATATCACGATCTCCCCCACCTGCACAAGTGGCCGATACTCGGCCAGCGGACGGGAAACGATTGCTCCGCGATCTTCATACGCAAAAGCGTTTTCAAGCGCCATCCTGGAAAAGTCGCTGCCTGCCGTCAAACGGTATAGCGCGGTGTCGCTCTTGGCCACTGATATGGGGCTATCCTTTAATAGTATGAGCATGAGCCCCCGGGCGGGGTCCGTATACACGTCCTGCCCGCTATTCTTCATTTTATCTATCCGCGATATAAGATGTAGACTTTCCAGCACCGGGGCCGTCTGATCGTTCGTGTTACTGAGGCAAAGCAGCTGCATGGGCGGCCGGCCGTCAAGCTCCCTGTTTCTGTTCATGGTTTCGTAGCAATTAAACAGCGCGTCCGCCTCGTGGGGCAGCGGGCGCTCTGTTTTCTCGGGGATATATTCATCGTAGATTATCATGTCCAGCTCAGAGGCATCGAAGCCGCGCAGATTGGCAACAGTGGACAAAGCGCAGGTGTAGCCATATGGCTCGCCCGTTATGATCGTTTTACCCTTGTCGTCCGTTTCATACGGCACAAATGCAGCCAGGCCCTTAGCAACCGGGGCGGTGGTAATCTGTAGGCCCGTGTCCCTGCACACGGGTTTCATGGGGGAGAATTGGGGCTTGTTGATTATGTCAACCTGCGTCTGCCGTCTGCGCATGAACATGAAGCGCTTGCCATCTTCCACGGAGGTCCGCAACGCCCCGTAAGTCTTGCCCGTGCCGCGCCCGCCGTTCAAGAGGATGAACGGATAGCCCGTATCACGAACAGCCCGTATATTGATATAGCCGTTTTCATCATAAAGTTTCATGTACACACCTCCATAAGAAAACCGGGAGAGCTCGCGCCCTCCCGGTCCATGTTTATTGTGTTACTCGCCAGCGTAAGCGCAAGTGTAGAACTTGCGCCCGGCCTTGGAGGTGCCGCTGATAACCTCGATACGGGTCACGCCATCCGGGCCGAAAAGGTCCACCATCTTGAAAAAGTCCTCCCGGAACGTGGCGGAGTTGGTCGCCAGGGTCTCCCCCTCGGGGGTGAGGATCGCCAGGACCGTCCGCTCGTTGCCGTCCGTGTCCTCGTCGAGATACTCCGCATAGGCGGACACATCCAGGACACAGCCCTCATTGTCGCTCATTTTCTGCGTCTTGGGGCTCATGGTGAGGTCATACTGCTGCTTCTTGGTGAGGGGGTTGGGGTAGCTGTTCAGAATCTTCATTGTGTTTCGCTCCTTTAATAGAATGTGTTAGCCCGTATGGGGCACTATCATAATAGCACACACTGTATTGATTGTCAATAGTAATTTTAGGGCATGGGGTGGTGGATGATGGTGAGGGTGGTGGTAATATGACTGGAATATGACATTATGTCAGTAACAGTATTTCCGCCTACCATCATCCTTGCTCTTTTTAGCCCAGACTGATATTCAACATCGGCAACCATATACTGTTCTGCATTATCCGGTAAATAAGAAGCACCGAAAAATAGACTACTATTATCGACAGATTTTAACGGTTTGAGCATAGATAGCGGATATACGCCCATGCCAAGCACAGCACCGTCTACCACCAAAAACATATTGATAGAATTTTCTACGTTCGCCATATATGCCAACTGACTCGATGTGTAATCACCAAACGGATTTGCCATCGTCCCCGTGATGGTCTCCACGTAATTGGAATTCCCGCCGTCACCCCCTCCACCTGCCGCAATGCCCAGCAAGAAAGATTCGGTATCAAGCATTACTATCCCCCCAGTCATAGGCAATACCACCGTAGACGATAAGCACCCGCTTGGGGTTATCCGCCACGATGATGATGCTACCGTCACCGATGCCATCCATGCTTTCCAGCACGTAGCCGCTGCCGCTGGCTGTCAGCTCGTTTGCAGCGCAAAATATAAGTGCTCGCTGGTTGTCGCCATTGCCGTTCAATTCGATAGTCATAAAGCTATCACCTCCTACATTTAAATATATAAGAAACTCCATCAAATGTCAATATCAATGTAAACACGACTGCGCAAAAGCCGCTCATAATCCCCAGCCAGGCCCAAGGTGTAGGTGCTGGGGCGCAAGTTTACGTTGGGGGTGATCGCAACCTTATGGCCGTCTATCTCATACTCCGAAAGCTCGGGGCTGTCATTGTAAACTGCTTCAAGTCCGCCTGCCTCGACGAACACAAAGCCCAGGCGGAACGCTTCAACACCTGCCGCAGCATCACTCAATACCCAGGGGATCATGCCCAGCTGACGCATTTGTACGCCCGCCCGTTGAAGCTCTCGCGCCCCTGCCGTTTTACCCACGCCTGCAACCGTACTGTGGAGCACTTCCAGGCCGTTATTGTCTATGGTTGTGTATACGTACTTTTTTGCGCCCCAGGTCCGAAAGGCCGCCATGTCATCCTCAATCTCAAAAACGCCCATGTAATGGGTGATACCCTGGGGATCGTCGGCAAAAGCACCGCTTTTCTTGCTGGCCTTTATCCTCGCGGTATTATAGGCCGTCCAGTCCACAAAGCCCAGGTATTTTATACTGTCTGTGTCGCAATAAAGAAACTCGGCCCCCTGGTCTATTACGGTCCATATGCCCTCATGCAGCCGATAGCGGGCCCAGGCCGTAACCCATACCCCCCACTGATAACAGAGGAAAAGCCGCTTTTTGTTATCGTCCAATACGGAGGCTTCGCTCTTGCTTGTGTCCTCCAAAAAGTATTTAAGCTCGCCCGTCTTGGGGTCGATTGCGCCGTCCTGGAAATACTGTATCAGCAGCTTGGCCGGATTTTGGGCCATCATGCCATATATGGAATTGAGCTTGTTCTTGCTTTTGGTATAATATACGCCCTGGCCGGGTACGTTCTTCAATGCCGTCTTGGCCTTGTAGTAGTCAATAGCCGTCTTAATGAGGGACGCAGGCAAGGGGCCGTATCTTGCGTGTGAGACCTCGTAGAAAACTATGTCCCGCCATTTATATTCGCGCAGCAGGATTTTTAAATCCACGTCGGTGATCGTCGTTTCAAGATAGCCCGCCTCTAACAGTCGCCCATTATCACGGGTGACGGGGATTGTCACGCCATCGGGAAAAGTCATAGGCATGATATTGCGGCACTTATCCGTAGACAAGTACGGGCAGGGCCAGTCCGATTCCCGGAGCTCCAGGCCGCAAATGGCAACGCACATTAAAACCGCTCGCTTGCGGACCTCGATCAGCTTTACAACATCTTCCAGGCTCAACGGCTCCGGCTCAGTATAAAATTGGGAAACTGGAAAAAGGTCATTGCAAACATCATCCGGGTAGCTGCTGCTGCGGTCTGCACTGTGCCCATTGTGGACAGTCTGGCCGGCAAAGTGCCTGCTCGCATGGGTGTCACCGCCTCGGAATGCGTCGCGCAGCTTTTTAAAAGTAGCATAGTCCGGGAGCTGGCCCTGCACATAGCCGTGTGATACCTGCCGCATAGCCCGCTTTGCGTCTCTGCGCACGTACCCGGTTGAAGTCAATGGGAATGTGTACAAGTTGTCACCATCCGCAGCCATTTCAATGGTAATTGCCTCGACCAGCCCTATAACGTCATTTACACAATATTCCAGCTCGGTCTCCGTCAACTCAGTCCAGGAAAAGCGCCGGGCTGTGTATTCATAATCGGGCAGCTTTTGATGCTGGGTCCCCATCTTCTTCAAGTAATCCTTTAAGCTCATGTTACTGTGTAGATAGCTGCACCTAAATTCAAGATGTTCATATATTGCCTTTAGTATCTTGCGCTCCTTTATTGAAAATACGTTGTCAGTCTCAAAGCGCAGCACACCGCGCAGGAAGAAGAACTCAAAAGAGAGATTGTGAACAAAAGTGCAAAGGGTCGCCCCCTTTGGCAGCGCGAGCCCCAACATTTCCACGAAATCTAAAAATTCGCCCCAGGTCCGCCCCACAACGCACACCACATCACTAAAGCACCATTGCCACACGTACATAACACTTTGTTCTATTTCTTCAATCCGGGTCGTTTCAATGTCAAAGGCCGTCACAATATCCAGGTACTTCACCTTGCTTTTCGTCTTTGGGTTGCCGGGGGCTCTCTTTTGTATGGAGAGCCCCCGGAACCACCGCCAGGGGAATTTGGAGGGCGGCACTATCTTCATCCGGCCTCGCCGCCTTGCTTCTTCTGCTTCCTCCGCTTGCGCTGCTGCTCATTGCGCTTCTTCCGGGCGGCCTCCTGCTTGTTGAACTCCTTTATTAGATCGTCCGCCGATACCTCGCGCCCTTTTGCGTTCTGCTTCTTGATATAGGTTTCCAACTTGCCCTTTGCCCGTACCCAGGCGGCAAAGTCCTCTTTCACTGTCTGCCAAGGTATGCCCTGCTCCTGGTAGAACTCGAAAACCTCTACAGCCTCGGGAGAGCCAATGCTGTGCGTTACCTTGTTGTCGCGGTAATGCTCCATGAACTCCCCAAACTCTTTAATATTTGTAGTCGTTACTCCCGTGTAGCCGCGCTCCTGCAAAGTGCGTACTGCCGCTGCCTGCTGGGCGCGAATGCCGCGCACGCTCCCAGTCTTGGCCGCGATAAAACGGGCCAGCTGGGGCAGCTTGGCCGCCAGGGCTTCTGTACTCTGTCCACGGGCGGGCGCGTACTGGCCCACGTTCTTTCTGTAGGCATAGCTGCCGGGCTCGGCCACGGCCAGCCGGGAAAGCCTCTTTTGCGCAATGTCACGCAGGCGGGAGTATTCCCTGCGGATCATCTGCGGGGTCCACACCTCGGCATTGTTCGTGATCGCCTCTTTAGTGTACCACTCCAAATTGTTGCGGGGGTCCATCTGGTCAGTTGTCAGTTTCGGCATGGTCTACTTCCTCCTCAATCGTTGCCGCATTCACGGCCAACTTGATGCGCAGCAGGGCCGAAACACTGATATTCAGCGCCTTGGCCTCCCGCTGCAACCGTTCCACCTGCTCAGCAGGCAGGCAGATGCAGATCGTTTTTACATTGCGTGCCATGTGTTCACCTCCTCACCGCCCACTGGAGCCGAATACACAACCGATTAAAGCGGCAGTGAATTCGCTTCTTGATTCTTGTCATACCACAAACACCTCCGCAAACCAATGCAGCAGGGCCAGCAGCAACAGCCCGGACAGGATCGTGACTACCCCTATAAGGACCTCCCGCAGCTCGCCCCTCTTGTTCTTATTCTTGTGCTTCATGTATAACACCTCCTCAGAGATACTATAACACTATATGTATTGATTGTCAATACTTTTCCTGCTCCCCATCCATGTGTCCGATATATTGTACACCAAGGCCGGGGCCGAGCGCAAGGACAAGCGCTGCGATCTGTCCAATAAACCGGACAGTTGCAGGTTGACATAATGGGAAGTTGTTATGTAAACCAAGGGGGGGGTTATGTAATCG